TTTAGTAGGTGCAGTACCGAAACCAGTGAAGAGTACTTCTTCTTCAAAGGCACGGTCTGAGTTCTCGATTTCAAAGAGAGGCTCATGCTCATTGTTCACCTCTCCATACTCCATTCCAAATACGGCGTTAAGACCAGGAAGGAGTTCTTTGCTAATACTAGCTCTATTAATAGCCATGATTATCCCTCCTTATTAAGCCGAAGAAGCCGTAGCCGTTACGTAGCGGTCACGGTGCATATTCAACCAGACTTCTACAATTGGATAAGCATCAGAATCCTTCTCATCAGGATACTTGGCTTTACCAACGACTCGTACTTGCTTTTCGGATTCAGCACCACTTGCACCATCAAGGTAATAACTGGATTGACCAGTAGTTGTATTACCAGATGAAGCAGTAGAACTGACGGTTACGTTATAGTTCTTGACAATCGCCAACTCTGCAGCCGACAATGACAAGGACGCTTGAATGTAATAGGTCTGATCTGGATCAGTTATTACAAAGAATTTAATATCCGTGGCACTCGTTCCACCGTTCCAATAACGTGCGAACTTTTGCTCTCCATTTTCAACATATTGACATCCCATGAAAACACCAGAAGGTTTTAGCGTACTTGCAACATATGGTGAAATAGTTGCAAAGTTAGCACCTGGTAAGACCACTGGGTCGCCAGTGAAAATATTATTGGTGGGTGACTGAGCTTGACCCGTTGAAGTCAACGTAATCATGTCGGTCACAGCCTCATTATTATAGGCACCACCTTTTTTACGAGCAGGAATGAAACCACGAAATGCTTTAGTAGTAGACATTGTTTCATCTCCTTATTTTGAAGAAGACTAATTCTGAAAAGAAGGTCGCCTTCCTCTTGTTGTTACTGATTTACTTGTGTTGGAGATAGGCATACGAGAGTCAGAGTTTTTCATGAGTTGTGCATTTACAGCATCCATCATGTCATTTGCTTTATTCTCATAGAACTTTCTCCTAGCCTTTACCTTACCTGCTGGCATCTTTGCCAAAGCCAAGTCTCCACGACAGACTGTACCAAGGTATCGGCCCTCGTCCCTCACGAAGGACGTAACAGCTAATTCAGGAACTTCATCAGGAGTTACAAAGACCCAACCTGCTTGTTGTTTCTTACCAACATTAGCAATGTCATCTTGACCTTTTAACGATATACGTATCCAACGAAGGGCCATGCCTTCATTGTCAAAACGTGCTTGTACCACATCTGGTATGGCGAGGGCATCGGGTTCCTCAAAGGTCCATTCTTCTTCTCTTGTATTCTGTTCTCTCAAACTGTCACTACGTGTTTCATTTCGTGTTGTATTCATTTTGTTCTCCCACGCTACTATTTATAAACATCTGTATACTCACCATCAGCTTTTGCTACTTTAAGCTTTTGGGCCGCATACGTTTCAAGGGGTATATTCCATTTCTCAGCTAATCTCATATCTTCTTGCGTGAGCTTAACTTTGTTTTTAGAACTCGGAGAGGAGCGAGAACTCCCCGACACCACTTGAGCAGGTGTTGACGTATTTGAAGCACCGTTTGCTTCATTTTCCTGCACACGTTCTTGAGCTTCTCCAAACTTTTGTGGAAAAGCATTTTTGATTCTGTTATCAATTTCCTGATAAAATTCATTATCATTTGGACTAAAACCTTCTTCTTTTAATTCTGCATCTATTGCAAGAGCAGCAGCAGTCATAACATTATCTTTACCAAACCAATCATTATTGGAAGCCCACTCTTCTGCTTTAGGGTCTGTAACTGGTTGTTGTGGAATTGGCTGTTGTTGTACTGGTCTTTGTTGTTGTTGTTGCGCTACTCTTTTTTCATAATTTATTTTTGCTGATGTAACAGCTTTTAAATCATTTTGTGCTTCATTTAACATTTCCTGTGCTGTAAGAAGTTTTTCTTTTTCACCTTCTTCAAACGCATCAAGATATGCGGCTCTGGCTAATTGAATTTTATCTTCCAATTGTTTTTCTGAAGCATTAAGACTAACTTTATTAATCTCATTTACTTCAGTATTTTTTACATTTACAGCTAATTTTAATTGTTCATTCTGACGTACAAGTTCTTGAATTTGCTCTTCACGTTCTTTACGTTGTCTAACAAGCTGCTTAATTCTTTTTTGCGCTCCTGAAGTTTCTATTCCTTCAAGTTCTTTGATTTCAGTTTCTTCTTTAACTTCAGTCTTTTCTTTAACTTCAGGTTCTGCTTTTAATTCTTGTTGCTCTTCTTCAACTTCATATTCTACTTTATCTTCATTAGTATTGTTTGGGATTTCTACAGTTCCCCAACTGTCATCTTTTTCCATTATTCTCTCCGTTGTTTACGAAACAAACGATTTACGTAAAATTAATTGCTATACTATTATACCATATTTTTAATGTTTTTGCAAATTAATCTGACCCTTTTCCTAAATTAAATGTAGGGTCAAGGTCTTTAGGGTCATCAACCCTCATAATTATCTGGTCATCAAAAAGTAATATTAATCTAACACCTTGATAAAAAAGTTTTGTACCAGCATGTTTACCATAACATACATAGTCTCCTACACTACACCAAGGACCATTAGGAAATTTGTTTTCATCTTTATATGCTAACTCTCCTAATCCAATTACCTCACCTACTGTTGTGAGATAACTAATATCATCCTTGGTAGAATCTGGTATAAATATACCACCTTTTGTTTTACTCTTTACCGATACTGGTTTTATTAGAACGTGAAAACCAGGTAATTCTGGTAAACTCTTTAACTCTATATCATCTGCGTCAATCCACTCATCGTTTTTCAACGCATTACCCATCTGCACCTGTCTCATTTAATCCTCTTCATACATCCTTTTCTTAATAATATCTGTTAAATTATTTCTTGCCCATTCTAAACCTTGTATTGAACCTACAACTTGTCTGTAATGTGCATAGTCTTCAGCAGAACCATCTCCTAGTGAAGTCTTTAATCTTTCGATTTCACTATTGAAGCCCTGCACGACTTCATCCCAAATATCCATTGGAATTAAGAGGTAGCCCTCTTAGTATTTTTTAGAGGTTTAGGCATTTCATAAGAAAAATCATCCCACTCATTGAGTGCGCTTCTCATGCTACGTGGTCCCCAAACATCTTTTTTAAATGGATTACCAAAAGTTTTTGATGTATCTTTTACATGCTCTGGATAACCCTTACCCTTTTTCATCATTAGTCTTCTCCTTTTTTAAGTTCTTCAACAGCTAAACGTGACAATGTATTTAGCTTTGTTTCTTCTACATCTTTATCATCTTTCATTTCTTCAATCTTAATCTTAGCAAGATTATTCATTGCAGTAATTTCTTTCTTGGATTCTCTATCAGCTTCAGCTTTCTCACGTTTAAACTTATCAGTAGCACCAGACTCAAGCATATCCAATATTTGTTCATTCTCTTCAAGTTCAAGTTTCTTTGTCTTGAGTTCAAGTTCAGCAGCAGTAATAGCCGTATCAGATTGAAGTTTCTGTTGTTGCAACTTAACCTTTTCTTGTTCAAGCATAACAAGTTGTTGTTCTGGTGTTGGCGGTGGTGGCTGTTGATTGGCTTGCATAACTTGCTGTGCAGCCTGTGCCATTGCCATTTCAATAACAGAAGGTTGTTCTTGTTGTTCTTCTGGTACTTGTTCCATCATCTGTTCTGTAATACCACTCATTTGCTCTTGATATTTCAATACAGAATGTTCTTGTATATTAGATTCAAGTACAGGCTTAATTCTTTGCATAATAGGATTAGCACCATTGGCAGGGTCTTGAAGATATGCCATCTTTACCTGTATATGGGCATCATGGTTCTGTGCAGGAAAAGCTGCAATAGGTAAACCTTTGGTTACTGCCATAATATCTGATACAGGGTCAAGTGGTTGTGGCTCAATCTTGGGTGGCAGTATCTGTTCTAGGTTAGGCATGTTGGCTGCATTGAGAATAGTCCTATTGAGTTCTTCAATGTTAAACATACCTGGTGGCGACTGCTGTGCCATCTGCAGAGCCATGTTTGCCAACATCATACGATGAGCATTCGAAGGAATATTAGGGTCAGAAACAGGTACAATATCCACTCGTCCATCAAAGTCAGCTTTAAATATGTTTCTATCTTCAAACGGAACTTCATAAGGATATTCATTAGGTAAATAATCATGGTCTATCTGCGCCAGTATTCTGAACTCATCCCTTTGTGATTTATGTAATCTTTTATGGATTGCAGAGAAGAACTTACTTGAAGCTTCCAGCAATGCCATTGTTGTTCCAACGGGTCCATAGGAGGCAGCATCCGAGATAACTTGCTCAGTACTATCCGCAAACTTCTGACCAGCAGCAGTTACGAACCCAAGCATCTGGAAGAGCGTTGAGGAAGGCTCTTTATAGGGCAGGGGAACTATAGCCCTAGATAAATCAATACCAGTTGCTTCGACCTCCTTGAACTCGCCAGGAGCGATTGGTTCATTATCACCAACCATCCTTACTCCCTTTGCCTTAAAACCGCCTGGTAAATTGGCGAACTGTCCAGCGTCTATGAGGGAGCGCATCGCAGCAGTTGCCGACATGGTGAGATTACCAAGGAAATGGATAAGGCCCAATCCATAGAATCCAAAACCAGGTACAAACCTATAGTGAACGAAATGGCTTCGCTTCTCTTTATTCGGGTCATCCTGCTCGTAGTTTCTACGAATACTTAAAACTTGTCTTGACTGTTCTTCTACAGTTACAATGTATGGACAAGCAACACCTTCTTCTTCTAACTCAAGATAACAGTGTTGCTCCAGTAATACATATTGTGGGTCACTATCATATGATGGAGATATACCCAAAATATTATCTATCTTAGTTGCAAAACCACTAGAAGAAAGCTGTGATGGAGAAGGTAGGTCTACATCTTTGTAAACACCTGCTCTAATATCCTGTTGTAATTCTACAGGACTTTTATATATCACATGTGTATAGCGGTCTGCATTTCTTAAATCAGTAGCATAGTAAGATACATAGAACTGGTCTATAGGTATAAACTCTGATACTGGTCTTTTAAAAGTTGAACTATAATAAATCTTTTTAAATGCCGAACCTATGAGAGGGAGATGAAAAAGCATTCTTTCAAATTCATCAAAGTACTCTGGCATCTGTTCTGTAAGTTGATAGTTCATAAAGTTCTGAACCCTGTTGGCTTGCATTTCTTTCTCTGGTGTTGCAGCACCAAGAATGTTTGCCTTTACAGGGCCACCAGAAGGAAATAATTCCTGTGTAGCTTTTGATTGAAACTTAACAGCCGATTCAATTAGCAGTGGATGTACAGCCGTACAAGCTCCTTGAAATGGTTCTGAACCTTCTTCCAGCTTTAGACCAAGCAGGTCAAAGCCTCTTTCAAACATAGACTCCCACTCACCCCTGCTATCTTTATCTGCATTATAATTTTCAATAACATCTGCAGATATACCTTGCAGGTCTTCTTCATCTAGGTCTTCACTAAGGTCTCCATACCATTCAGATATTTCTTCTGAAGCTTCCATCTCTACAGACTCTGAAGAAAAGTCTACAATGACACCACCATCAGAAGGGTCAATCTCAATAGACACATTGGACTGTTCTTCAGGGACCATTGCAATAACATTAGTCTCTGCTTCAGGAATCATATCAAAAGGATTACGTTCTGTTGCCATTATTTAAAATCCTGTGCCACGTAAAGTTTGACCCATCATTGGTTGTCCAAATTTACTAAAGCCACTACTAAATGGTTGTTGAGTGCCAAAGGGTACAGGACTTTGCATACCAAATCCTTGCATATTTTGTTGTAGACCTTGTAGACCTGTAGGCTGTAGTTGTGGTCCTATTGTAGAAGATGGGCCAAGACCTTGTACACCTGCTGGTAGCATCATAGGTTTATTAAAATCAACAAGTTGACCCTGTTGATTTATAATCCTTGGTGCGCCATCCACATATGTAGGAGTCATATCAATTGTATATCCTTGTCCTTCAAGGTATTGAGTAAATTCAGGTGTAAAATGAGAACCACCCCTTCCTTTATTACCTAAATCAGCCATTGTTTTTGGACCTGTATAATCTGTAAAAGGATTATATTCTGGACGTGTAAATGGCCCACCTAGACCTGGTGGTTGAAATGTAGGTAGTGTAGTAACATCATCAGGTATTGGGTTATATACAACAGTATCTAAAAGTGGGTCGCCTGTTGGGTCTTGAACATCAATTGGGTCTTGCTTATCCAAAACATCAATAGGCACTGGTTCAGGAAATGGCCCACCTGTTTTAGGCACTTTTGGTTTATCGTCCTGTACATCTATAGATTCAGGAACATCGTCAGGACGTTGATATCCAAAATCTTCTACTACATTACCTTCTGAATCTCTCGCATAACCTTCTTCATCTCTGTAAAAACCTTTTTGTTTTTGAAGGGCTATGCGTTCTGCTGCTGTTTGTGGTGCTGTTTCCAATTGTGCTATTCTAAGTCTTTGTAAGTCTCTTGCTGTTTGTTCAGGGTCAAAAGTAGGTCCACCAGTTTGCCTACGTATTAGATTGCGTAGTCCACCACCACCATAGGCTTCTGTGGTTTCATCTTCATCTGGAAAACCAATTGTTTGTTTTAATTTAGGTAGTGCAGGTATTCTTCGTCTTGCTTCTTCTGGAGATATACCATAGGCTGCAGCATATAGATTAGGACTAAATGGTGCAAATCCAGCATAATTAAACTTGGGTGTTTTTAAAGCTTCTCGTCTACGTATTCTAGCCATTCTTGCAAACAAGTCTTCAGGCGCACCTGCTGGTTGCGCTGCTACTGCAGATAGATAAGGTGAAGCAGATTGTGTTGTAGAAGGTGCATATGGAGAAGGTACACCCAATCTTTCAAAGTACTGAGCCATTGCTGACTTAGGTTCTTCTTTTTCTTCTTCTTTCTTTTTAGGTAGAATTATTGGCTCATCACCTTCTATCTCTTCAAAAGCAATGTCAGGGGTAAAACCTGTTCTAGCATAACCACCGCCAAACATAGCATTTTCAGCATCTTTATATGCTGAAATCATATTAGCTGTTTCAACAGCGTTCATAGCATCTCTTCTACCTGATTCTGTAGCATATCCTCCACCAAACATTTGTGCTTGGTCATCTCTCAAACCTGCCTGTAAATTAACATCATTATATGTAGCACCAGGGTCACGTTCTCCATATGATATATCTCTTGGACCTGAAAACTCATCATCAAAAGGAGAAGTTGTTTTTGCTTTTTCACTTTTTTCTCTGGCTATTGCATCTAGCACATCAGCACTAAGGGCTGGACGGTTACGGTCTGCTGCTACCTGACTTGCATAGTTAGGATTCATTTGCCTAGCGAGATTATCTTGCACTAATTCGTTTATAAAATCTTCAGCATCTCTATATGCAGCTATATCTTTATCTAGGGATAAAGCTGCTGCTCTTTCTTCAGGTGATTGATAACTTAAACTAAAACCAAGTTCATCTTCTTTTTCGTCCCTATCTCGTTGTAAATCTGATACTAAATCTGTTACTCTTTGATTTGCATCCTCTAGCATTCCCCAACTTATAGCAGTATCTCTATCTCCAAAACCAGCAGCCATATCCCGATTAAATCCTGGACCTACAGATTCTAATCCTGTAGCTACTGCAACTTGTGCTGGACTTACATCACTAAATTCACCAATACCTGCACCAGGACCAACACCTGAAGTTACAGCATCAATCTCTGCTTGTGTTACTTCAGCTTCAGGTTTACCCTTTTCTTTAGCTATACTACTAATAACGTCAGATAATACACCAATACTGCTTAGTGAATATAGACCTTCAGCCGCTGTTCCCAAGTCAGATACATAACTACCAAAACTTGTTTGACCAACACCACTATCTGAAAAAGGGTCAGCAAAACTACCAACACCAGAAGTAAAACCAGAACCTACACCATAAGTATTATCAGGACTAAAAAAATCTGTATCTATATTAGCTGCAGCTACAGTCTGTAAGTCTTGTCCAGTATATCCAGCTTCAGCGGCTCTATTACCACCTTCAGCTATATTTTGCATTTCTGTAACAGAAGCTCCTGCTTTCTGTGCTTCATCAATAGCATCAGATACAGCTTGAGCTTGGTCTGCAGACATTCCTGAAGATTGTTCTGTTGACGCATCTCTTGCAGCTTTACTTGAAGTATTAAAAGCTTCATCATCTGCAGTCCCAACATCAGAGCCATCATCTCCAAAGCAGCAGTGAGTGCGTTCATATTCATTGAAGTAGTTTAACCACGGCTGTTTAGCAGGGCCATCATTCCACATTTGTTTTTTAAATTCGTTTAACATTGTTTACCCTATTGCTCCCCAACCGTTTAAAATTAACTTTTTTTGATAATCCCATTTCTTTACGTAACTTATCTAACCTACGTAATACAACTGAACCTCCTCCTCTTGGACAAAGTACATTTATTAACCAGAGATTATTTCCACTATTCCAATCTTGTGCCTGTATCTTATAAGTATTATTTTTATATCCTTCAGATAATTCATTTGATAACAAAGCCCAACTTGCATATCCCATTGGAACTTCTTTATCACTATATATTCTATACTGCCCTAATCGCATGGGTGGTAATATTAATCTTTGTATTCCACTTAGTCTCATATCTTTAAATCTAGTACATTGAGACATGATATAAAATACTTTTTCTAAATCATTTACCATACTATTATACCATACTTTAAGTACTTTTGCAAATCAGAAGGTCCAATAAGTTTTTTTCTTCTCTGTTACTTCATCATCATAATGTGGGTCATCGGGGTGTACCATATGCCAAGACTCCTTCATATAATGTATAGCCATTGTCATGGCATCCACTTGGTCATCGTGAGCCGCATTGGGAAATCTTAGTAATTCTTCAATTAGTTCATCTGACCATTTCTTGTTATTGGGTATCCACATTCTACCAGCTTCTATAATAGGCGAGGCTGCATATACCCTAGATACCTTATCTCTATCTGGATTATACTCCATAACAGGGAGTCCACCTCTACGCATATCCTGTATCAGAGACTGTCCACTGGCTTTCTTCTCCACCATACATACATCTGGCTGGTGTTCATTGTAGAGTTTCTGTGCCAGCTTTCTCAGTTCTGGATATTCAAACCTGCCACGTATATTCCCCAATAATATCATGTGCGGTACAAAATCCTCATACCCAATCTCATCCTGATTGTACATGGAGAATATACCCCATGTCTGTATGACACTGTAATCAGCCGTAGTCTTGGTAGAGAATGCCGTATCATAGGTTTGAACTATGAAATCGCATGTTGGCGGCTCCTCATATTCCCAATACTTGAGCCATTTCTTTTTGATGATACCACCTTCTTCTGGAGTGGGGTCTTGCATGTAGAGAGCATTCCAGTATCGACTACCATTACTGGCTTTAATCTCGCTCTCGTCCATTCTCAGAACTGCATCACTCTTCCACTCTGGAAAATAACTGGAGCCTACAGGGAGTCCCAAGAGTTCTGACGCATCATCGTCTACCCATGCAGGTATTCTGATAACTTCCCACGGGATTGTTTCAAACTCTCCCATATTCTCCTGTTGTTTTAGTAACCAGCCGCACAGGTCATCATAATGATAGCGTGTATTGATTATAACTATAGAGCCGTTGGGCATAATACGGGTTCTTAGTCCAGCAGGATACCATTCTTTAATATATCTCCTACCAGATGCACTGATTGCGTCCTCTTCAGACATCACATCATCCAATATAGCAATATGTGCGCCACGTCCAGCTATTTGAGAGCGTACACCAGCAGCATAGTATGTCCCATTTCTATTTGTCTTCCACTTACCAGCAGCCCTGACATCACTCCTTAAAGAGACTCCTTTAAATATCTTTTGAAATTCTTCTGTATTGACAATATCTCTAACAGACCTGCCAAAATCAGAGGATAACTGGTCACTATGGGAGACAGTCAGTATTTCATGTTCAGGATTTCTACCAATGTACCAAGCAGGAAAGAGCTTTGAGCAGATAACAGACTTTGAAGAGCGTGGTGGTAGAAATACCATCAGCCTTTTTATTGTACCATCCTCTAGGTCTTTTAACTTATCGGATATAACTTCTATATGACGACCCATTCTCCAATCAGATACCAGCATAGGAGCCATCATCCTAACAAATGTAATAAAATCTGTATTAGCTTGTTGGTTTACTTTTTGTTCTAACAATCCTTTTAAATTAATAAAGGGTTGTAGATACTCATTAGTGCTTTCTAGTATATTCATAGTACTATTATACACTAAAAAGTACTAATATGCAAATATAATATTAATAAAAATAATAATAATATAAATTAAAGTAACTTTAAAGTAACTTAATAGCCGCTTCTAAAAATATTTTGATTATAAACCCTTGATTTTTTGAGAATATCTGTCAGTGGTATTTATATATATATAGCATGCGTGTGTGTTTTTCCCCCTACCCCCAGTGTTCTCGGTTTGTTCTGCCCAAAATGACTCCGTAGGAGTCCCATCTAACTCTGTAGAAAACCCTGAGTTCTTACGAAGGGTTTTCAAGAGTTAGTAGGAACTTTTCAGCCAATTCTGTTGTAAATTTGTCACAGTTCCTGTGGAAATCATCCGAAGGATGTACAGAATGGCAACATCGTCTACTCTGTAGACACCAAGCAAACCATGCTAAGTCATTGAGATTGTTACACAATCTAACACATTGCCTCACATTGAGCAACTACGTTGCCATGACGAGATGCAAAGCATCTTGACGAGGCTTGACACAATGGCTTGACGAGGTTAATTTAAGCTCTGTAGTAGAGTTCTTACGATACTACAGAGCGTTAATTAAACAAAACAATTTGGAGAACTTGTTATGGATATTACCCAATTACAATTTGAAATTGACCAATTTCTAAATGGTGAGTTTGATGTGTTTGTTTCCACTCATGGAAACGGTATAGACCTTCATAACCGCTTTGGTTATGTTAAAACCTTTGATGATGTAGACGAAGCCAGCTACGAGCTTTTCAAAGGTTAATTAAAAGCCCTATAGTAGAGTTCTTACGATACTATAGGGCGTTAATTAAATAGGAGGATTTGTTATGGAATGGACATTTAGATTTGAACGTTGGGACTTGAACGCTATGAGAGGCGAAAGTCATACCGAAACATTGTCTTTCTGCGTAAATTCTAATGACTTTGAAGAAGCGAAAAATGAGGCGCAGAAAAAATTAAAGGAGTTGTGTTGGGATGAAGAAAATTCGTGTGCTACTCCGAGGCCAAATGTTCCATTTATGGAATGGGAAATGAAATCTGCCGAGGTAGTATTTGACGCTTAATTAAAAGCCCTGTAGTAGAGTTCTTACGATACTACAGGGCGTTAATTAAACAGTCGGATTTACTCTGAGGGGTCCTATTAGTAGGAGTAAAACGACAATACCTAGATGAAAATAATAGGACTATTATCTTGCGTTTAATAAATGTGATGGCATTTATTAAAAGATAACCATAGTCTCCCAGTATATTTGTACAATATATTGGGAGGCGTTTAACTTGAGGAGGACTAAATGTCTAAGCCTGTTAAAGGTAAGGCTAAAGGTGTGGGCTGGTGCAAACACCTTGGCAAAAAGGGCAAGCGGTTCGCCGCTAAAGCGGAACGACGCTTTGCTAAAAAGTGTTTATCTTAATTAAAAGCCCTATAGTAGAGTTCTTACGATACTATAGGGCGTTAATTAAATAGGAGGATTTGTTATGGTAATGATTTGGTCTGTTTTCGATGACCCATCAGATAGAACTGCTTGCACGATTGATGGTGAGCAGTTAAGCGATGGTTGGCATGATGTTCTCTACGAACATTTTGGCGGGCTATACAAAGCATCTGTACAAGTTACGGATGGTAAGTTTGGTGTAGCCACCGAATACTTCATTGGACAAGCCGTCCAAGAAGCTGGATATTTCGGTCAATTTATTGAAGGATTTGAAAGAACCGAGAACGGTTTAGAAGTTATCGTTGGAAGTTAATTAAAAGCCCTGTAGTAGAGTTCTTACGATACTACAGGGCGTTAATTAAATAGGAGAATTTGCTATGGAATGTTTAGTGGAACTAAAAACAATTTATGGACAGCAATTTTGCTATCCCAAATGTGAAAAATCAGAATTGCTTGCCAAGATAAGCGGCAATATAACGCTAACCAATGAAACACTAGCTCTAGCTAAACAGCTAGGATACACTTTCAAACAGGAAGAAAAGGAGATATTCCCATTATGAAAAACATGGTCCCAGAAGTTTACAACTTCAGAGCAGCAGCTACGCGGTCAGCCCTGAAACTTTGGACAAAGCATGGCATAAAGCCAAATCGCTGGACTAAAATAAGAGATTTGCTAGATATAGCAACTATCTATACTGGAGTTACTTATAAGATAAGTAAGAAAGACCAGCTTAGAGCTTTGGAAGATTTAACAAAATGGATTAATGGTTGGAAGATTTAACAAATTGAGGAGTGCAAAGCATGATTGAAAAAATAGCAGTAACATTAGGAATATTAGTTGGAATATTCCTTATATTGAGTGGAACATTGCTACCCTTTGACCTCACTTTACAAGTGCTATTGAGCTTGATGGGAATGGTAATTGTAGTAGCTTGCATAGTCTACTTAGACTATGTGATATGTAACAACAAATACTTTGGAGGATAATATGACACGCAAACATTACATAAAAATAGCAGAGCTATTAGCAAAAACCAATGCTTCTCAAGAGGTAATTGATGGTATGATTGATTTATGTCTTGAAGATAACCCAAGGTTTGACCTTGATAGATTTAAAAATTACATAGGAGAAATCAAGAGTTTACAAAAAGTTAGTGAAGAATTGGCGAAGCCAATAGGCCGCGATTAAAAAAAATAGTGAATGGCTAATTGATGCCCATAGTAGAACTTTAGTGATACTATGGGTATCTATTAGGTATTGATAGCCTAACCCAAGCCAATGGGGTTTGTCATTGGCAACTAATCGGAGATTAAAATGGAAAAAGTATTTGATGTTTACCAAGGTAAAAAGTGGGTAGAGTTAAAGCAAAAAGAAAAAGGTGACAGGTCACTCTTTGATAAAGCTGTCAAAGCTGGCAAAGCCATTCGTATTCGTGGACTAGCCAAGAACGGAAAAGAGTTCTTCAAAGTCATTAAGAACGCGGATGTACTGCCCGAAGGTGAGCCACTGTCGCAACGTGCAGTGTAGTTGCTCTATACTTAATTAAATGCCCTGTAGTAGAACTATAGTGATACTACAGGGTATTAATTAAAGGAGATTACCAATGACTGATTTATATAACGATTATCTCTTTGCAAAAGAGGAAGCTAAAGCTTGTGGGC